TATTAGCCGCAGTAGCAAAAGAAGCAAAACTAGTCTCAAAAGCCGCATCTGGTAAACCTTTTCCATATCTGCTGTTTCTTAAAAAATCTAATAAACACAATGCTGAGTTAGGCGAATAAGCAGTTGATGTAGTTCTAGGATCATAAACCTTTTTACCTTTAACTAAAACTTTTACATTAGGTATTGCACCAAAAATATCTTGATTCCATGTAAACCTAAAAGCAAGATAAGCAACACCTCTAAGTCTATGATTACTTCCCCAATTAGTTTGAGTAGATAAAATATCTGATGCTGTTTGTCCGTCTTTACCTAAAAATGCTTCTACTTGAATATAAGATTGACCATCTTTATAATAAGTTGAATCTGAACTTGCGACTTCTCTTGTTGCATGATGACTCAATGCACCATCAAATGTAACTTCTGTGTCATCAATAAATATTTTTTCTATGCTGTTAATCTCACCTTCACAGATTACACCAGCCAAATACAAATACTGATTATCAGTACCAGATGTTTCTACATAAACTCTAGTAATCCCTAACTTCCTTTGTCCATAAACTACAGGAATTTGAGCATTGTTTGATTCTTTATTTAATAAAATACCTTGTGCTGATTCTGATTCTTGTATGTCAAACTCAGGTACTTCTGGTACAGGAATTAACCAGCTTACAAAACTTTCAACAATATTTACAACTGCATCTACTATACCACCCATTAACTATGAAACTCCCTTTTAAATTTTTGATTAAATTTTTTAACTTTACCATTAACTCTTAACCATTTAACACAACTATCTACAGGTATGCGTTTTTTAAAATAATTATAAAGTTTTTGAGTCAATACTTTTGTATTTCTAATTGATACAACTTCAATCACCCAAGCATTTCTACCAGATTTCCATTCTGTTTGTTTTATTTTACCAGTTTCTTTAAATCTTTTTTCTACTAAATTATGTAAGTATGCCCAATTTGCAAAACCAGTTAATTCTTCTTCGTCATAAACTTTAATACATTGTCCTAAATTCATAGAAGGCATTAAATATAATCTTAATTCATCATCTCTTAAACAATCGTATTTTTTAAAGTTTCTAAAAAGTTTTACAATATCTTGCATTAGTTCCTACCCCATCTTAGTTCTGCAATATGTTGAGAAGCATAATCAAAACCAACATCACCACTAAAATATATTTGTTGTGAGTTTGTATTTGTTTTTCTTCCTTGTATTCTTTCAAAATCTGCCCAGTGTGAAGCTACTGAAATATTTACAGTTGAATTATTTATTTCTTCATCAACACTAAAAGATTCAATCTTTCCTTTAAACAAAGTAAATGGATCGGCAATTAAAGCCTGACTAGCATCTAAAAAACCTTTGTAAACTTCAACATCTTTACTCATGTAATTATTATTTAAAAATAAAGATATGATTGTTTGATCTGCACCAGTAAATGTTAATTGAATATTAGTTATTTCTACTTCTGAACTTTCGCTAACAGATGATGCTTTTAAAAATAATGATGAAGCTGTAAATGTGTTTGAATCGTATGTTAAATCTTTATAATGATCTGTAAATCTTGACCCTGATCCAACAGCTAAATAAACAAGCGTAACAGGATTTAGTTTGTCTGTAGCTAGTTCTGTATTAACTGCACTTGTTAGTCCTCTAGCCATTATAAACTCTCTATTACATCTAACTCATATTGATATAGATTGGTTGTTCCAATAGAAAACTCTTGAACATCATTTCTAAGTCTTACAGTAAATGGCACATCATCATAAGTTATGTTTGCACCTGATATTGCTGTTCTAAGTGGTGGTTCAATCGTAAGTGTTCCTGTAGAAATATCTGAACTATCTGCTACCAACATATAAACTTTATCATGGTTTGCAAACTTGATATAATCTCCAGCTTTTAAAGTTCCTGAACCTGACCCACCTAATGTAATTGATGTAGCACCAGCACTTGCTGTACCCGTTGGTGTTCCTGAAGCTGTGCCTTGTGCATCTGATTCTGTTGCTGGTGGTATTACTGTAAATGTTTCTAATCTTGATCTTTGTTTCATTAAAAATGCTTTGATCGGTGCAAACTCTGATCTACTCATTGGTGGATATGCAAGTGTAACTGAAAATCTTTGTCCGTCTATTTGTCTAGCTTGAACTCTGCCAGATGTTGTAACACTTATTAAAGTGTTTTGCTCTGAACCTATACTTGCGTTTCTTGGTTGGGGTGATGTAGGTAATTGTCCACTCATATTATACTAATGCCGCTTTTCCTTTTTGGTTTAATGCAGAATTGACTATGTTTACAATAACTGCTCTATTATCAATTAATAATTCTTTTACACCTCTAACATCTGTTGCGTTGATTGTGAAATTAACATTTGTTCCTAATTGCTGTAATCTTTCATTAGATACAATTTCTCCATCTTGATTTGGTATAAATAATTCTCTACCACGTTCACCTACCATATAAGCCTGACCCATACCTACCGCACCACCATTTGCCCTCGCTTTGACTTGTCCACCTTCAGCAGAACCACCACCAAAACCAGCAAATGCTTTAACTGCGGCTATCGCTGTTTCTATCGCTAATTGTTGTCTAAGTTTTTGATTTTGTCTTTGAATTTCTGCTGTTTTTCTTTTGTCAATTAATTCTTCAATTTTTTTCTTTGCAATTAAAAATACTTCTAAAGCAATAAACTCAATTAACTTTGCAATAAGATTTATGAATACTTGTTGAACAATATTTCTAAACACATCACCTAGTTTTTTTCCAAGAACAATTGATTCTGCAATTCCTTTTGACATAGTTTGAATACCTTTGACAATACCTTTTCCAATAAGTTCATTAATATTTTCAAAAGATTTTCCTAGTCCTTTTGTAACTTCTTCATTCACTGCTTTAAGTCTGTCCAATAATTTATCTAAAAATGTTTTATCTCTTTCTTGTGCTTTAGGAGTAAATATTGGTCTGTCTTTTACAAAAATTTCTGGCATAGTTTTGCCTTTAACACCTCTTGTTGCACCAACACCGCCCATAGCCATTGTTAAATCTGTAAGATCAATTTTTTCTAATTCTTGTCTTGCTTCTTTTAGTGATTTTTTAAAATCATCAAATCTTGTAATTAATGTTGTAATTGCTAATATTGCGGCGGCTACACCAGCAATACCTAAGAAAATTGGATTAGCCAACATAACAGCGTTTAATCCAGCCATAGCAATAGTTAGGTTTCTAATAAAAGATATTATTTTGATTGCTACAATAGCTATAAATATATTTTTTATAGTTTCAAAATTTTCTGCTACAAATTTAGTTGCTTGTCCTAATCCTTGTATAACTTTAGTTAAAGCTACTCCAACATTGTTACCAAATTCTCTTATTGCTTGTTCGTTTTCTTTTGCAAAATCCTTAACATCTCCTAATTGTTTTTTTAACTCACCAAAAAATCCTTCTGCAACAGCAACTTGAAATTGGAAAAAAGCATCTTTTATGTTTGAAACAGTACCGAATAATGTTTTAGATAATTCTTCTGTTAAATTACCAAATTTACCCCCACGTCCAAATGCTTCATTAAATTTTCTAATTGTTTTATCTACACTGACTCTAGCACCAACTTCAAATCCAGCCATAGCTAGAATACCTCTATCTCTAAAAGTATCTGCCGCCGCCGCACCCGCACTAAATGCTCTTTGAATTTGTAAAGAAGCTAAAGCAAAATCACCGCCAATTTGTGCGGCAGTGTTACCAGTAATTAGTAATAAATCTTCAAATGATACTCCCGCTTCTTCGGCTCTTTCTCTAACAGTAGCTAATGCAGTAACCCCTTGTTGTATATTTTCTAATTCAAAAGGTGTCGTTGCCGCAAATTTAGTAACTTCTTCTAATGCTTTTCGTCCAGCTTTTGCACTACCGAATAATGCTTTTAATTGAACTTCTAAATTTTCTATTTGAACACCAGCTTTTACAAAACCTCGTACAACTGCCGCCGCACCAAGACCAATCAAAGCATTTCTTAAATTAAAAACAGATTGTCTAACTTTTGATAATCTGCCTTGTAATTGATTAAAGGCTTGTTTAGTATTATCTACTGCGTCTAATCTTACTTGAAGGCGATTTGTTGCCACTTGTTAGTTTCTCCTTATCTGCCTTCACTTTAAAATATGCTAACCAGTATGTAAATTCCTCTTCTGTCATACTTAGCACTTCTTCCATACTTTTATGTAATTTTTCGCCCAAAGCAAGTATGGAATATAATTCTGGGTCGTATCTTACTTTTTTTCGGCGTCCTCTGGTGTTACTGTGTTTAACATCTTTGTTGCAACATTTGCAATTACATCAGGATCGGCACTATTAAGTAAGGTTTTTTTGTCATCTAATTTGAATATTTTTTTACCATCACCATCTAATGCTTTTAATACAATAGCATCTACCAAAACTGCTAAATCATCATTTTTGGCATTTTTAAATAAGTTTCTTTTTTCTGCTAATGTAAATGGCTTTGCATATATTTCTAAAGGTTTGCCTTCCTCGCCCCATTCAGCGACTTCAATCTTCTTGATTCCTTTATTTTCAAAATGTTCTTTTACTCTATCTATTACACTCATGCTTTAGCCTTCCTTATACTGTTGCTTCTGTTAATCCACCTGATCCTTGAAATGATAATTCCATTTCAACCATTCCATCAAATGAACTGTTTATAGTTCTACCTGTTACGATAGCTGAACCTGAATAATATGTATCACCAGAATCAGCACCTTCAGGATAGACTTCTAAAGTAATTGATGTTCCTGCATCACATGAACTTTGTGCTGTATCAGTTTCATCAAAGAAAACAGACGCAGTGCCAGTGAAAGTAATTAAGCCTACTGCATAACTTCTTGCACTATCACCCATCTTTGTTTTCTCAATAGTTTCAGCTGTACTTTCAAGAGAGAATGATCTTAACTCACCAAGAGTGTTACCACCAATCTTAATTGTACCTTCTGAGCCTGTATGTACTGCCATAGTTTTTCTCCTAAGTTAGTTGTTAAGGTGTTCCAGCAGTATAAACATAAGTTACTCTTACGACTACTCGGATTCCACCAATTGGGTACAAAGTTCCCTCATCTGTAGATACTTCTACAATTTCAGTTTTCTTTGCATTCCCCCCTCTAGTCCTATCGGCTTCAAGGGAAGATTCTATTGTACTTATAAGCTGATTTCTTTTGGTATCAATATTTGTATCTGTACCTTTTACGAAACCAACTAAGATAAAATCTGCTTGTGCTTGTCTTGTAATTGTTGTTGATGTCATTGTTTCATCTGATCTAATCTCATTACCAGATTGTATAAATACTGCTGGATATTGTTGTTGTGTTAGTTCATCTACATCAAATGGTTCTCTTGTAATCTTTTTTAATTCAATAGGTGATGTTACAGCATCAAGAACTGTAATAATATTTCCAGCTATGTTTTCTCTTGTACTCATCTTAATTTATTCTGTTTAAATAATTCTTTACCAAAAAAATTAATCAATGTCTTTTGTTCTCTGTCACCAATTAAGAAAAATGGTCTTTTCTTTTGGTTTCCAACAGCTTTAACATTTTGAAACTTATTTGCAAAAAATAATATTGCTTGTTTAGGATTAGCCTTTTGTGTCATATTAGATAACATCTGCCCACTAAAATTAAGATCAGGAAATCTGACTTGTCTGCCTTTTTGTCGTCTAAATGCTTTATATTCAGGTGTATATGGTCTAAAATTTTTGCCATCTGAATCTTTACCTTTTTGTGTACGTTTTCTGATCAAGCCTAGCAAAAACTCAGCAGTTCTGCCTAAAGCTATTTGGACTTGTCTTGGTTGTTCTCTGATTTGTTGATTTAATTTACGTTTAAATCTAGCATCATCAACCTTCGGGGTAATTTTCATCTAATCAATCTTAATCTGTGATATGCTTCTTTTTCTGAATTTGTGATTGTGCCTGAACTATCATCATCATATTCAACACCATCTCTAAGTACAGCTTGAAACTCTTTGGCATATTCTGTTTGATAATATTTCTGCATGATTTGAAATCTATCTTGGTTATCGTCTGAATTAAACTTTGTTAATAGTGGACATACATAATCTGCTATAACTTTATAAACTGAACATCTTTTCCATTGTGCGGCTGTTAGTTTTGTTTCGTCCATTTCTATTGTTTCTAATACTGAAATATCTTCATATACGTTTCTTTGGTAAACTGGAAACCAATCTATTCTTAATTGTCTTTCAATGTCTGCTTTTGCTAATGCGTGGTAATCTGTAGGTGAAGTAAAACTTGCAACTCCAAAACCTAAAATATCTGGTTGATATACTTGTAAATCTGCATCTGTAGAAAAATTGCTCATACGTTCCTTTTATCTATCTGGGGGTATATTTCAACCCCCAGAATTATTACACTAATTACAGTGCCGCGTCCGTAGTTACTTGGCAACCATAGTCATCTTTGACTACGCCTGTTCCGTAAGTTACAGTTGCTACGATTTCAGTTGCTCTTAGAGAAGCATCTCTTTGAGTTTCAATTTTGAAATCTGTTTTCATAGCTAGACCCAATGAAGCTGGGTGGAATACACCACCTACAGAGTCATCTGAACCATCAATTGCTAAGTTTGCATTTTCAAATAAGTCAATACCGAATACAGTTCCAGCATAACCATTTCTTAATGTTTCTTGTGCAAGATCACCGATAGCGTTAGCACCAGTTGAATAACCTGCCGCAGTTAATGTTTTCTTTAGGTTGAACATAGCTTTTGGATTGAACACACCATAGTATGGTCTTGGTACATTCAATGCTCTTAAAGTTGATTCTGCTTTTAACAATAAGTCTGCTGTTAATTCAGTACCAGCCGCACCTAAGTCATTACCTGATGCAAATGACGCAAATAATGCCGCTAAGTCGCTGTCAACTTTTTTCGCAATAGCATCACCGAAAAGTTTTCCAATGTCTGCCGCTACGTTTCTTGAAGCTGAATCTCTACCAAGATCAGTAAGTGTAGTCATTACACCAACTTCACTTGCAGTGATTGTTGCTTCTGTTGGGTTTACAGCAGTGTTAGATAAATCAGTTGCATCTGCTACTGCCGCCGCTGAGATTGCTGGGTACACTGGTACTGCAATCTGTTTTCCTGAACCACTTATGTTGTAAGTAGTTACAAGTGGTCTCATTACTGAAGTTTCTTGAAACGTGAAAATCGCTTCTTGGATAATTTCAGTATATAGTTCCGAGAGAGTGGAACTTGTTGTTTCATTAGCCATCTTATTCTCCTTTGGTTAAATGTTAGCCAATTATTAAGTTTGCCTTCATTCCACCTTGTCGTCTTTCTGCTCTCAATTTTTTATAAACTTCCCTATCTTTAGGGTTATTCATATCTAAATCTTTGATACTCATAGGCTTCGGTGTTTCGCCACCAATCGCACTTTGACTACCAGTGCCACTAGGTGTCGCTGATAGATGGTGTGGATTGTTATTTAGATACTCAGCTACCAAATCATTTACTTGCATTGGTTCGCCTTTTTCTGTGTATCGTGGTGTTCCATTTTCTGAAACGACCTCAACACTTCCTGAGTCATTTAACTTTACACTATTTCTTAACAAAGCCTTAACTTCGTTAGGATTGATAGCTTTTAAGTTAGAAGCAGTATTGACTAATTGTTCATCAATTCTAATCTTCTGTA